GTTCCTGATGAGGGACGTGACGGTATCCGCCCTGCGCAAGCTGAAGGACACCAACGGGCAGTATCTCTGGCAGCCCTCCGTTCAGGCCGGCCAGCCGGACCGCCTGCTCGGCTATCCCATCTACACCTCTCCCTATGTTCCCGCCGTGGCGGCGGGGGCGCTCCCCATTGCATTCGGCGACTTCTCCAACTACTGGATTGCCGACCGCATGGGACGCACGGTGCAGCGCCTGAACGAGCTGTATGCCGGAAACGGACAGGTCGGCTTCATCGCCACCGAGCGTGTGGACGGCAAGGTGATCCTCGCGGAAGGCATCCAGCTTCTGCAGATGGGATCGTAAGGAAGAAGGTGAACGGCGATGACACCGACGGAACTGCTGCCCAAAGTCAAGGATAACCTGATTCTGACCCACGGTCAGGACGATGAACTGCTCCTGCGGCTCATCGCCGCCGCCATCAACTACGCCGAAAGCTACCAGCATGTCGAGGCGGGGTGGTATGAAGGACACCCTGCCCCCGCGGCTACGGAACAGGCGGTAATTATGCTGGTGTCCAACTGGTACGAGTCCCGCGACGGCTCGACAGCGGGCTTCTTCGCAGACAGCGTTCAGGCGAGCCAGCAGGTCTGGAATACGGTCAACATGCTGCTAAGGCTCGACCGGCTATGGGAGGTATAGCGTCATGGCATACGGAAAAATGAATACCTTCATCGACATCATCTCCACCGCCCCGGTGAAGGATGCGGACGGCTTCGTGACCCGCGGCGATACCGTTCTCGCTTCGGTGAGGGCATATCAAGAGGACCGGCACGGGAGCGAACGCTGGGCGAATATGGCGGCGTTCTCCGAAGCAACCGCGATGTTCCGATTCCGCAAGATTCCCAATGTGAATGTGGACACCACACTCTGCATCGTCTGTGACGGCCAACGCTACAACATCGTAAGCTGTGAGGACGTCCGCGGACGCGGGATGTATGTCGAGGTTCTGGCGCAGGAGGTGAAGCCAAGTGGCTAAAATTGAGATCAAAATGCCGGAGAACTTCCTGCTTCGTATCTCCCGCCTTGCCGACAAGACCGACGAGATTATCCCCAGAGTGCTGGAAGCCGGCGGCAAGGTCGTGCTGGACAAAGTGAAAAGCAACCTGTCCTCCGTGGTCGGACGTGGCACCAAGGAAAAAAGCCGATCCACCGGGGAACTGGAGCGCTCCCTCGGTCTTTCCCCCGCCAAGCAAAACCGCGACGGGAACTGGGATGTGAAGGTTGGGTTCGCCGAGCCGAGGAGTAACGGCGATTCCAACGCGAAAATCGCCAACATCCTCGAGTACGGCAGGTCCGGCCAGCCGCCCAAGCCGTTCTTGAAGCCCGCAAGGTCGCAAAGCAGAAGCGCCTGTATTGAGGCGATGAAGGCGAAGTTTGAATCGGAGGTTGACGGCATATGAGCATACTTTCGGAACTGAATACGCTCTTGACGCCCATCCTCCCGGTTGAGACAGGTGTTTTTTCGGGCGTTCCTCCCGACGAGTACCTTATTCTCACACCGATGACGGATGAATTCGCCCTGTTCGGTGACAACCAACCGCTGATTGACGTGTCGGAAGTGCGGATTTCGCTCTTCACCAAGGGCAATTACCTGCAACGGAAGCGGCAGATTACGGCGGCTCTGCTCGGTGCGGAGTTCACAATTACCGACCGCCGGTATGTCGGGCATGAGGACGATACCGGCTACCACCACTATGCCATCGACGTGGCAAAACAATATGAAACGGAGGAATAAAGCATGGCTACTATCGGGCTTGACAAGCTCTACTACGCGCCGATAACCGAATCCCCTACCACGGGCGACGAGACATACGGCACTCCCGTTATGCTCGCCAAGGCAATATCCGCGGAACTTTCTATCGAACTTGCAGAAGCGACCCTCTACGCCGACGACGGTGCAGCCGAGGTGGTGAAGGAATTCAAAAACGGCAAGCTCACCCTGGGCGTGGACAACATCGGTCGTTCGGTTGCCGCAGCCCTGACTGGGGCGCAGGTGGACGAGAACGGCGTCCTGATTTCCACTTCCGAGGATGGCGGCGCACCCGTCGCAATTGGCTTCAGGGCGAAAAAGGCAAACGGTCACTACAAGTATTTTTGGTTCTACAGGGTCAAATTCGGCGTTCCATCTACGAATCTTGCCACAAAAGGCGATTCTATTACATTCTCCACCCCTACCATCGAGGGGACGGTGATGCGCCGAAACAAGGTGGACGGCAACGACAACCACCCGTGGAAAGCGGAAGCCGACCAAGACGACACGGACATTGAGCCATCCGTCATCAGCGGTTGGTATACAAGCGTCTACGAACCGTCGTTCGCGGCGAGTGCGGGTTAAGGGAGGTAACGGAATATGGCTGATGAAAGAAGCGCAACCATCAAAATCGGCGGCGAGGACTACGAACTGATATTGACCACCCGCGCTACCAAGGAAATCGCCAAACGCTACGGAGGGCTTGAGAACCTCGGCGAGAAATTGCTTAAGGCGGAGAACTTCGAACTCGCACTCGACGAAATAATCTGGCTCATCACACTTTTGGCGAACCAGTCGATTCTAGTCTACAACCTGAAGCACAAGGATAAGCCGAAAGACACCCTCACCGAGGAAGAGGTCGAACTGCTGACCTCGCCCTTGAAACTCGCCACCTACAAGGCAGCGATAACGGAAGCTATGTTCAAGGGAACGGCGCGCAACATCGAGAGCGAGGACGGCGATACCTCAAAAAACGCCAAGGTCGGGTAAGCGACGACGAGTTGTTTACCCGGCTTCTTTATTATGGAACGGTTCACTTAAACCGCTCCGAAGAAGAAACGTGGCTCACGCCCATCGGCTTGCTGATGGACTTGTGGGAATGCCACCGCCAATTCCTCGGACTGGCAAAACCAAAGCGGGAACTCTTCATCGATGACATTATCCCCGCAGGACTTAACTGAAAGGAGGGCATGTCCCTATGGCAGACAACTTCGGGCTGAAGATTGGCGTCGAGGGCGAAAAGGAATTTAAAAACGCCCTCCGCGACATCAACCAGTCCTTTAAGGTACTCGGCTCGGAGATGAAGCTGGTCTCCTCCGAGTTTGACAAGAACGATAAGAGCGTTCAGGCGGTTGCCGCCCGGACGGAAGTCCTGAACAAGGCTATCGACGCGCAAAAGGAGAAAATCTCTACCCTCGAAGCCGCCCTCAAAAACGCCTCCGAGAGCTTCGGCGAGAACGACCGCAGGACACAGAACTGGGCTATCCAGCTGAATAACGCCAAAGCCGAACTCAACGGCATGGAGCGTGAGTTGGAGGATTCCGCGGAAGCCACCGACGCCCTTGGCGACGAGTTAAAGGATACAGGCGATGAAGCCGAAAAGTCCGGCTCGAAGTTTGAGAAGCTGGGCGGTGTCCTGAAAGGAATAGGCGCGGCGATGGGTGCGGTCGCTGTGGCGGCGGGCGCGGCGGCTATCAAACTTGGCAAAGAGGTCGTGCAGCAGTTCGGAGAACTGGAGCAGAACCTCGGCGGCTCAGAAGCTGTGTTCGGAGAATATGCCGCGAGCATCCAGAAGACCGGCGAGGAAGCTTACAAGAACCTCGGTGTATCGCAGTCGCAGTATTTAGCGACAGCCAACAAAATGGGCGCGCTGTTCCAAGGCTCCGGCATCGAGCAGCAAAAGTCGCTGGAACTGACCGAAAAGGCGATGCAGCGGGCGGCGGATATGGCTTCCGTCATGGGCATCGATATGCAGGAGGCGCTCGATGCCGTGACCGGCGCCGCAAAGGGCAACTTCACGATGATGGATAACCTTGGCGTCGCCATGAACGCCACCAACATCGAAGCCTACGCCCTCGCCAAGGGGCTGGACTTCACTTGGAACACGGCGACGCAAGCGGAAAAAGCCGAGGTCGCCATGCAAATGTTTTTCGAGAACACCGAACAGTACGCGGGCAACTTTGCACGGGAAAGTACGCAAACCATCAGTGGCTCAATCGGGCTGTTGCAAGCTGCCCTGTCATCGTTCACGGCGGGACTTGGCAACGCCAACGCCGACATGACCAACCTGACGCAGAACCTTGTGGATGCTTTTCAGGCAGTCGTGAAAAACATAGTACCTGTCTTGGAGAACATCGTCGCGGCTCTGCCCACGGCGACTGGGGCGATATTGCAGGCGGTAGCAGACCTCCTGCCTATACTATTGGAGACAGTCACGGAACTGTTCACGCAGGTGCTGAATACGATTCTGACACTCCTACCCGAATTAATACCAGCGGCGGTCGATGCCGTTATGACGATTGTCGAGGCCTTGATTGACAACCTCCCGCTCCTGCTCGACGCTGCGGTGCAACTGGTGACCGCGCTTGTTGAGGGCATCGGCTCGGCTCTGCCAGAACTCATACCAGCGGCGGTCACCGCCATAACGACCATCGTTCAGGGCTTGGTGGATAACCTGCCTATGCTCTTGGACGCGGCGTTGCAGTTAATCCTCGGCTTGGCGCAAGGGTTACTGGACGCTCTTCCTCAACTGGTAGCCGCCTTGCCCGCCATCATCACGGGCATCGTCGACTTTATCATCGGCGCGATTCCGCAGATTATCGATGCTGGGATTCAGCTTTTGGTGTCGCTTGTGGAAGCTCTTCCTGAAATCATCACGGCAATTGTGGCTGCTATCCCGCAAATCATCGAGGGTTTGATTACGGCGATACTCGGGTCAATCCCGCAACTCATCGACGCGGGTGTAAAACTGCTTGTTGCCTTAGTCCAAAACCTGCCACAAATCATCACGACCGTCGTATCCGCCATTCCGGAAATTGTGACCTCTCTGGTGAAAGCCATCATCGGGAACGTCGATAAGATCATACTCGCGGGAGTTCAGTTGCTTGTCGCCCTAATTCAAAACCTGCCGGCGATCATCGTCGAGGTGGTCAAAGCAGTGCCACAGATTATCATGGGGCTGGTCAAGGCGTTTAATAGCTACATCGGGCAGATGGCGCAGGTCGGCGGCAACCTTATCAATGGGCTGTGGCAGGGCATCTCCGACGCGGGCGCGTGGCTCTGGGACAAAATATCCGGCTTTTTCGGCGGAGTGGTGGACAAAATCAAGAACTTCTTCGGCATCCACTCACCGTCCACACTCTTCGCGGGGCTTGGCGACAACATGGCGGAGGGATTGGGCGTCGGCTTCGAAAAGACAATGGTACAGGTCGGCGAGGATATGCAGAACGCTATTCCCACCAACTTCGACACACCGGGGCTTTCCGTCAACGCGGCGATGGACGGCATAAGCGGTGTGGGCGGATTCGGCAGCTCGCTGATTACTATACAGCAGATGATTGTCCGAAGCGAAGACGACATCCGCAGGATTTCACAGGAACTGTACAACCTGATGCAGACCGGCTCAAGGGCGCAGGGCCGGTTCAGCCCGGCGTAAGGAGGTGTGACCGTGGGCTTTACTTTCAATGGAATAACATCGCAGAGCATGGGGATTAAGGCGCGGCTCACCTCTTGGCAGGCTTCGCCGCCCTTGCGGAACTCCTTTGTTACCATACCCGGCAAGCCCGGTGTGGCGGACTTCGGCAACGACAGCGCGGAACGCGTCATAACGGTCCAGTGCAACAA